TGTAGATTATGGTGATCGGTCATATGAGCAGGTATGTGACCAGATACGCAACGGCACACTCACGATTAAGCCCATTGTCTACGACAGGCCTATTATTCGGGACCCTGCCTTGAACGGCAGATTAGTTAGGGGGAGCGGGCGTTTGCATTCGGCAACACTGTCTGCTGAGAAGATTGAAACGATTAGCCGTTTTTTGACTCGCGCTGCTGAAGACTTTGATTCTGTGTATGAGGCTCTCACTGACGCTGCTGTGACTAAAGGTGATGTACGGGCTCAAAAGGTGTTTATGGAAATGTTCATTGGGCGCCCGAAGGAAAGCACTGTCACTGTCAATAGTAAGGTTATGGACCGACTGTTAGATGCGGCAGAAAAAGAAAAGGAGACGGTGATTGAAGTCATACAGCCATCCGGAACTATGGGAACTGATAAACGACGATGAGCCGTATGTGCCGTGGGAATGGCAAGCCGAGCATGTCCACGCTCATCACGAAACAAAAAGGCTTATCCTAGCCTGTGGACGTCGGGCTGGTAAGACGACTGCTATCAAAGCAGAGATTGTCCGTGAGGCCCTAAAGCGAAAAACTGAGCAGTTCGGGGTACTTCACGCTCCGTATATCTACGTCATAGCCCCCAATTATGAGCTCACCATGAAGGTGTGGGAACCTGTATGGGACCTGTTTGTAGGTCGAGGCGCCCCATTAAGGGACTATTATGTCTCTCACGACAAGACTAGAAAGCTCATTACTGTCGGAGATGGAGCTCGAATACAGGCTAAATCAGCTGACGACCCTACTGCATTGCAGGGAGATCGCGTCACCGCAGCGTTTGTAGATGAGGCTCACGACCTTAATCCAGAAGCGTGGGCAAACTTTATGCCCGCTCTAGCTGACTCTGACGGAAGATTAGTGGCTATTGGTATAGCCAGAGGGAAGGGCAACTTTCGTACTTATTTTCAAATCGGGCAAGAAGACGACCCTCGTTATTACTCCGCTTCAGTCACCTCATTAGCACACCCAAACATCGACGAAGACGATTTAGAAGAATTTAAACGAGACCTAACAGAATCTCAGTTCAGGCAACAGTACCTCGCTGAGTGGGTTGAAGACGATGGTCAGGTCTTTAGGAACATCGACGAATGTTTCGATGGCGACTGGGAGGAACCTAAAGAAGCTCAATACTTAATGGGACTCGACATAGGGAAAATAGAAGACTACACAGTAGCGTATGTAATTAACATTAATACGATGAGTATCGTAGCAAGGGATAGATTTAATGGATTGGACTACACACTCCTCGGTTCGCGCATTGCAGGGCTATACAAAAAATACAGGTGTCAGACGATTCACCTTGATGGCTCTGGTGTGGGGGAGCCTGTGGCTGACATCCTACGCAGCGAGGGTTGTTCTATTACATCGTTTAAGTTCACTAACCAATCGAAAGCTACACTTGTATCCACCCTCGCCGCCGAAATCGAGCATGGGAGAGTTCATTTCCCCAAAGATGACGAAATACTTAAAAAGGAGTTAGAATTATTTGAAGGCACTGTGTTAGCTGGCGGAGCTGTTCGGTACGGGCATCCTGTCGGATACCACGATGATTCCGTGATGGCTGCGGGCTTAGCGGTCATGAAAGCAAAAAAGAGAAAGAATACCACATCAATGATGCGCCGTTCTGACTATTTGACGTTTGGATAATGTATGACCACTGAAGAGTTTTACGGAGTGTTTGATGACGACTATGGCAGATATCACCGCCTGAAAAACGAAGTGTTCAACGGTTACTTTTCAGCAATGAATGAGGACACCAAATTTTATAACGGAGATTATCCTGACATTGGAGAAATTATTCCCCGTGAGTACAGAGAATCAGGCATGTCTGCCACCATTCCGCCCACTGCTCGGAACGCGGTAGATAACGCATCGGATCACATACTCACTACCCCTCACATTTATGTCCCAGTGAAACAGACTGACAGCGACCAGCAAGGACAACAAGACCTAGCTGAACGTAAACGTCAATTCTTAGCTGCGTTTTGGCATAGAGTTGAGGTCGATTACGGCGACCCGCTCGCGCTAGGGCGTAAGAAGCTCGTTAAAGACGGGCGCATAGTTATGAAAAAAGAAATCAGATGGGAGCTTATTCCGTTCCCTCCCCCAAACGATGCGTCTCGTGGGGAAAAACAGCGCTACCGAAATCATTTACGCAAACTAGCGCAAGCTAAATTTTTGTGGAAAGTGTCAGTGCTCCCGAATGAAACTATTGTAGAGGACCCAGATAACCCAAATGATCCCTTGTACGCTTACGAATTTTATGACATTTACCCCGACGAAGCCCGACGAAGGTTCCCCGACTACGCAGACGAATGGAATTCTACAGAGTTAGATAAGCTCGAATTTGTGGAAATGTACACCAAGCCGCATGGGAGTGACAAAGGTCAGCATAAAATGTGGGTAGGTGGCCGTTTAGTTCACGATGAAATGAACCCTTACTGTTGGGAAACAGCAGCCTCTACTGACGAATACTTAGACTTTGAAGGTTACATACCGTATATTATCCGTGACTCAGGGTGGGGAGAAACGACTGCTAAGAACGACCCTGCTGACAGGTATGTAGGTATTTTAAGGTACATACACCCTGTACTACAGGCGGAAGCACGTCAGCTCACTGCAGTGGACATCCAATTACGGTACTCCACGTTTGCTCCTGTCATTACTAGAAATGTCATGGACGACAGTACCCCTATAGAATTAGGCGCTGGTAAACGGATTAACCTTGTAGATGACCAAGAAATTAATTTTGTGAAGCTCCCTGAAGTTCCGTTGTCGGCGTTTCAGATGATGGATAAAGTGCATCAATATACAGCTGATCTGTCTAAGATGGGTACGCTAGGTGGTCAGCCGCAACGCGGGGTAGAGTCAGCTACCGAAGCAGATCTTAATATTCGCAATGCGTCAGTTAAGTTGTCAGGATGCGTACAATCTTTACGGGCATGTGTAGCTATGGCTTCGCGACAGGTGTTCCAAGACATTGAGCATATCCTTAATTCGAGCATTACCGTCGCTGGTGGTACAAAGCGTAGCGCGAGTGAGATTACAATTAAGCCATCTGAGCTGGATGATTTTTATGCAGTCGATGTAGAGCTTCACACGTCAGATCGCGCACAGATTGAGATGCGAGACATGATGGTGTGGTCCCAACTGTACCAAGTGTACAACGGGATGTTGTCTGCACAGACCGCTATGGAGAACTCGGGCATTGAAAACCCACAACAAGAGATGCTCAAAGCGTCCGTAAACACGCTGTTCATGTCACCTGAAGCACAACAGGTGCGTACTATGATGATGCTCAAGGGCTTAGAAAGCCAAGCGTCAGAAGTCTTGCGAGCCTTCCAGCAGAATATGTCGCAAGTTCCGCAGCAGGGGCCTGAGCAGCTTGGGGCTATGGCTCCTCAAGGAATGCCGCCCTTACCTACCGCGTCGGGGATTCCCGAGAACGTAGCTCTTAACCGTGAAGCTAACGTAGCAAATGAGATGAGATAATGTCAGGCGAACTAGCAGCATACATGAGTGACGCCGCAAGGCAAGTAACGGTATTGAATGCAATGGCATTGGAATACATTGCTGATGCCTTTGCCACACCTGAAGAGGCCACTGTGTTTAGGTCATCGTTCGATGAAATGCAGACTCGTTTTTCGGCTCATGGTCATGGATCTGATCTGAGCGACTGTACCGACCCGTTCTGTATGGAAGCAAAGATGGCTATTATTGATGCGCTAGGAGTTATTATGAACCAACAGGCAGAACAAACTGCTCAGCAAGGGGGTATGTAATGCCACATGAAGTAGGTCACGAAACGTCAGCACGTTATGCCAACTTACCTAAAAGCGGTCAATCTATTGAAGCTCTGCAAAAGCTATACGACGCAGCTCCCGACCCAATTACCCGAACCGCCATTGCTCAACTTATAGCAGGAGTTAAGCAAAATAAAGGCATGACAGGTGCTCAATACGAGGATTACCTCAACTTAAAACAGGAAATCCTTAACCAAGAAAGTTTCACTCGAAGCGAGCTAGACAACTCTATGGTTCGGGGGACAGCGGGTGATACATGGCGACGTGGCATTACGCAATTAGAAAGTTTATACCCACCCGACAAGGGCTGGGTTATTATGAGCGAAGTTCCTAATACACAAGCTGGTGAGGTTGTCTATCAATTTAAAAACTTGCTAGATAATATGCCTGTTGCAACATGGACTGGCACTTTCATGGACGGGGCGTTGGTTGCAGTCACCCCTCCAGAAAAAACTGAGACTGATTCACCCGCATCAGCTGATGACTGGTACTTGTCGAAAGACAGGCTAGACGACAGCATCACTCAGATGGTAGCAAGGGTTCCTACAACATTTGACCTCGGAGACGGCCAGTCTATCGATGTAGCTGTAGGTGACACATTCCATTCCAGTGATGGGGGAGCTACTTGGATGCGTGGAGTTGCACCATTTGCTACAGTCGACAGTGCTATTCCAGCTCCGGAATCTAACTACGACGCCCTTCAGCTTATGTTGGACTTTCAAGTTGAAAAACGCCTAGCCTTACAAGACCAAGCTAGTGTCCGCAGCGATGCTGCAAAGCTAGGCTTTTCGTATGAGGAATTAGCCCAAAATACTGCATTAGAGCAATCGCGTCAGGCTGAAGATGCTCGCCAGTTTAATATGGGCTTTGGTGAACAGCAGCGTCAGTTCAATGTAAACACCCAAGAGGCCGCGCTGCAACGCATCGCGCAAGGGCGAGCAGCCGAAGAAGCTAACGCGACACAGCGATACTTTAGTAGCCTTGAAGAGCTTGGTCGGAACTACCGAACAATGATTGAAACATCTCCTGCAATGGCTAACGCTGCCACAAATCAGGGAGAGTTAATAAGAAATATATTAAAGGAAGGTGGAGATGTACTTGCTCGCACATACTTCACTCGTGGCGGGATGTCTCCGCTCCCAGAAATCACTCAGGCGGATCTCATTAACAACCTTAATGACGAGATGGTTCAGCTTCAGGAATTTGAAATCAACGCAGTAAACCAAGAAAATAGGCGCATTCAGCGAGCAGACCGAGATCGTGCTCGTGCCGAGTACCAGACATTTGTCAATGCAGAAATGGCTAAGCCGCAGGAAATGGTAGGGAAATCTAGGTTTGACCAACAAGGCTGGGATAAAATGGTTGGTGGTTGGGATGAGTTTGTCGGCTCAGACCGATACGCAGCGTCGATTGCAGCAGGAGAAGAAGCGCAAGCTGCCCTTGACGCATTTAATTTTGAGGAAGTTGCCGCCGCTGCTGTGCCAAGAGATGCCACAGGCGCAATCGACGAGATGGCGGGAGGTCTTCAGGCTGGGTTGGATGCCGCGCAAGCGCAGAAGAATGAGTTACAAAGTGCAGTAGCTCAAGCTGCAAGTGAAACAACAATGCCTAGCGAAGGTATGTTTACAGAGAACTGGACAGAGTTGGCCCCTCGTAACATATCTACGTTCGACCAATGGTACGACGCTGGCGGGGCATCGTTTGGTCCTAGTTCGTTATTAACACCGCCTAAGTTAAATATTCCTCGTAGAGTATTCCAAGACCAGCTTATAGCAGACGCTAGAGCGACTACTCCACCAGCGGTTACGTCTGTGATGTCAGGGCAAATGCCAACCCCGTTATCGTTTGGGAATATGCCACTACCAACATTCCAGCAGCTCCAAGCGTTAACTCCTACCGAGCAGCAAATGTTTAATCAACGCTTAATGACTGAATACAATGTCCCATTAGCTGATGTTGCGTTCCAAAGCCAGCGTCAATTCGGGGAGCCAAGCGCAGGACGCAGTAGAGACCTTGCTAAGTTCAGGGGGTATTCCGTTTAATGGCTAGTAAATACGACCTTCGTAGATCTTCTTCCTCGCAGGGAATTCCTGCAAAATCTAGCCCTCAAGGTGGGCAGGGTTTTGACTCGGAAGGGTTTAAAGGCCCTTCGTTCGAGACGCCAGAACAACGACGTGAGCGGTTACGGAGGGAAGAAGAGGAGCGCAAAGAGCGTGGCGGAAGTGGTTTACTGTCCGACATTGGCTCTCTTATTTCCGAGGGGTTCAGTAAAGCCCGTTCAGGGGCACAACAATTTGCTGAGCTAAGTACATTTGGATCTACTGACCCAGAGTTTCAGCGAGCATGGATGGAATCGCAAGCTGACCCTGAAGCGCGTAAGGATGCGCTATTAAGTTCGTATTTAGAAACATATAACGAAGAAGCTAGACGACTTAACGCAGACGATGACCCCTCTAATGACCAGCGAGTATTTGATGTAAGTGGCATGGGTCCAGACATTAATATTCCATCAATAGGGTCTGGGAAAATGCGGACTCCTCAGATTGGTTTTAACACGGGAGATGTAATGCAAACCGTGGCAGAAGAGACAGCCCACCCAATTAACGTCGGTATTGGGATGTACGGCAAGGGAGCTGCCCAGTTAGCAAGGGCAGGTACAACAAAGCTAGGTTTATTAAAGTCGGGAATCCAAACGCCAACATTAACAAAAGGATTAACCACTGGACAATATGGCAGAATATTTAGTGGCCCGTTCTTAAAGGCGGGAATTACAGCAGCTCAGGCTCCGTTATTTGCTACGAAGATGATTGTTGAGCCTATAGTCATGCGTCAGGCAAGCGTCCCAGCTACGGTAGCAGGAGAGGTGATAGCAGCTACGGTAGCCCGTAGGACTTTTGAAAGTGTGTATAACTCTGACATGTTTGAAAGCTATCCTACCTATGCCAAGGCTGGAGCGGCTGTAGGCGTAGCGTTAGGCGTTGGCTCAGCAGCATCTATTCAGCTTGGAAAAGCGGCTGGTAAATTTGATCCTGTAGCTATTCGAGCAGGTAAACAGCAAATACAACAAGCCATCGACCAAAATGCGTTAGACGACACAATAGATGAATTAGATTTTCTTGAGCGAAGAGCAATATCAGGCAATGAAATTGTTCCGCAAGGGCTAGGTGATGCTCCCGTACACGTAGGCCATAGCGACGTCGTGTACGTTGGAGTCGGTGGCGATGGAAGGCCGCTTCTGAAAGAGGACGGTACGTTGCTTGTATCTGATACCCCATCCCGATTTGGGGGAGCCGCAGCGGACACGGCGGTAGTTCGCAAAGATGCGCTAGACATGACAGCAGGAGCGTATGAAAATTCCACACTTCCGCCTTTTACAGAAGGTACGTTAAGAGGGCAATACGGACAAAACATTACTAGGCCAAAAACTAGGGAAGGATTATTAAAAGAAGATCATAAGACGCTATATCACATAACCGATAAAGGCGACGAAATTCGACGCGATGGAATGGTAAGGGCCATTACGGATGAGACTGCTGCTCTTCAAGGTGGCGGCTTTGGTGGGTCTGTTCGAGGAAGTGTATCAACTACTACTTCCCGTGAAATGGCTGAACAATTGCAAACAGATCTTAGGCGAAGAGTAGAGATATCTCAGAATGAAACTCCTGAAGAAATTACGAACACATTAAACTCATGGGTAGCAGCTGACACACTTAAGGTTAATGTAGACGAGCCTATTTTTAATGCAAATGAAATAGACGCTATTGTCTCCGCAGCTCAAGCTCAGGGTGGCCCGCTTCAGTTAACAGCATTAGACACCTACTTTATACGACGTAAAGCAAAAGGCATCGAATTGTTTGGTGAGGAAGAAATGCCGCCGGTGTTCCGCGACACGTCACCTATTCACAATAAGACGCCAGAGGAATACAGGTCACTGGACCCTGAAAGCATAGAGATTTTAGAACTAGACACGGCCCTTATTCCTGACGGTGCGTTTATTAGCGGTCATGGTGTGGAGCGAGATTACTTTGCAGGGCCATTTCAGGGCCGAGTAAGTCAAGGTACAGGTGTTATAGTTGACGACCCAGACGCACTATTTGAAACAGAAATATTTGCAGACATACCATTCCCTCGCACTGACCGCCAGCTGCCGCTTCCGTTGCCTCCGAAGACTAATCAAGAATTATTGTCTCAAGCGTCAGGCGACCTACAAGTGTATAAAGACACACTAGACCCAACGGACTACAGGCAAATAGTTCGGCGAGCGCAAATAAACCAAACGCTTGAGGCGGAAACTGCTAGTGCGGCTGAGATTTTAGATTTAGTTAAGAACCAAAGAAAGTATATGACAGCCGATGGCACTGTGATTGATTGGGACGAAGTGCCGATGTTAAACACATCTACTCAGATGGGCCGTTTAATATACGACGAGAATGTGCGACGTGTAGAGCTTAGCAACGTATATCTTTCGTTGCGTTACGCTAATTGGGAACAAAACATATTTAATCCTAAAGACATTGATTTACCTGCGGGCGCGGGTGCGGGGCCTAACAAGGTGTCTTTTGCGTCCCTTGTACAAGACGGGCGCTGGAACCCCCGACTTAAAGAGCTAGGAGTAATGAAGCTCAATGACGGGATGTACACATTTCATGGTAGAGCAGGACGGCAAATTGAAGAGAAGCTAAAACAAATTCGTGCTGAATTAGATTTGAATGTAGACATTGATGAACTGAATGGCATTACACCTGAAACTATAATGTCCACCAAGTTCCAATTTATTCCCCCCGCAGTAAAAAAAGAGATGGATGCTATGTGGGAAAGCGGCGAAATGCCCTACTTTGGCGACGTTGTTGAACGTTCTCTTGGCGATTACAGAGGTTACTTTCCTCGGTTTGTTACTAACCCCCAGAAGGGAATTACTGGTCACAGCGGGAGTCACACCTCTGCGTCGTATGACAAAACTAGGCGCGTAGGGTGGTCTCTTGACGAAGAGGGACACCCGATAGGGGAGTATGAACGCCAGATGTGGCAGATGGCCGACGAAATGGCAGTAGACCGAGATAACCCTATTGAGTACTTAGAAGATCCGTTAAAGATTTTAGGCCTACGACTCAAGGCTACGCTCGACAGAACAAATGCTCAGTGGGTAGAAGACGCCGCGTTGTCATCTCCAGCGTTTGATGGCTTAGGAGGCTACACCGCTGTAGAAAGAATGCAGATGGATTCCACATGGCAGCAAACTATGGATGTACGTGACCTTGCATTCACTAATGTCAAAAATATACTTAACCGAATTAGTAGCTCTCCCGCTCAAGCGCGAGCAGAGCAAAGAAGGCTTTTAGGGGTAAACCTACAGCGAGCAGCTGCAACTGCGGAATCGTCGGGCCTTAGTCCGAAAGAAGCCGAGTTGCATGCGAACATAATAGAAAACGGGCGAACGCTTGCAGGTGAGATAGACACTTTTATGTCTGACGCCGACTTAATGGTGTTCAATGCGAAGGATGTAACAGGAGAAAGTTTCGGAAGAAGTGTGCCGTATGGGGGGCCTACCACTCAAGCGATGTCACCACCTGCTGTACCTGTTCGCTCAGCTCCTAAAACAATTACAGATCTTAAAACAGATCTTAAAGCAATGCGAAAAACATTAAATGACGCAGCGGCTTTAGGTGAGACTGGTGGTCCGTCTTCAAGTGCGCTATGGAGTTCTGTTCAAGAGCTACGCACAAAGTACGAAAAAGCGTTAGACATTTATAACAACTTTCTAAAAGGCCGTCCAGCGGTAAAGCGTAACATTGCCGCTCAATCAACATTTGACTCTCAAACAAACCGTTCTAACGCGCGTATTGTGCGACAAGAAGTTTCTAGTATGGAGTCAGAAATAGCCACTATAAACTTGCTTCGTAGCGTAATCGAAGACAAGATAACGTATGTAAACCGTTTACAGCCCAGTGGGTTGCCCCGCATACAAGCGCAGTTAGATAAAGACTTAGCAGACTTGACGCAAGCCGAAGAGCAATTAGCTATGGCTAGGGGCATGTATAACAGAGCTTTAGAACAAGCGGGTGAGGCTTCGCTTACTCCCATATCAGACTCATTAAATATGGTACAGCAGCCACGAGTCAGAGGCGGCCAAACGATTATGAAGCGTGATGGGAGTGGTCCTGTCATGGAAACTATTGTCCATCCAGCAGCAGCTCAATCAGGAAAGGTTCGCTTCCTTGCCAATGGCGCAATGAAAGATCATATATATGATGACGCCTTTGCCGACCAGCTAGACAGAGTGTTTAGGGCAGACATATCGGGTCAGAACTCTATGGAACGGGCGTATAACAATTTAAATGATGTGCTGCGTACCATCAATGCGAGTGCTGATTTCAGTGGGTTAACTATTCAAGGGATGCTCGGCGCTGGATTGACTCCTTCGCAGTACGCTTCAGCAGTCGCAAGAAGTATGGCGGCGGTAACTGTAAGCAAAAGATTCTACACAGGATTTTTAGTTCGAGAAGAAGACACTATTAGAGAAATGACAAAATGGGGTAGGGTCCAGCTCGCTAACCCCGATAACGCTGGAGAGTTTCTTGTGCCAAAAAGTTTTGGTATTGGTTCTGCCCAGTTTCGTTTAGCTGGCGATGTGGGGCCTCGTTCAAGCCATAGAAAGATAAACCAAGCGGTCTCTAATAAAGTGCGTAAAGTGCTAGGTAGCAGTCAGACCTTCCCCCCGAACTCTGTCACACCTAAAGATGTGTTGTATGGAAGCGCACAGGCGGCGGTGTATATAGCAGAAAAACCTGTGTCTATGGTATTGAATGCGTCTAACCTACACTTTTCCGCTTTCGGGAATATTATGCGTGTGCATTTATGGAAAAACATAATGGCTAATAAGCATCAGGCTGACATGATTAGAGTAGATAAGGGTGGTAAACGTAAAAAAGAAGTGTACACCCGTAAAGAAATGCTGGAAATTGGTGAGGCAATTAACAACCTTACGGGCTATGCGCGAGGTGAGCCAAGCACCATTGAGCGAACTTTGCTGTTTGCTCCGCGATTTTTCAGGGCGCAAACACAGAGTGTAGCAACTGCTATAGGTGACGCTGGCCCTGCTGGGGACTTAGCAAGAGAAAGTTATTTCCGTACCTTGCTTATGCTAGGGACATTAACTGCGGGCCTTAACTATATGATTGGGGAGGGGCAGACAGATTTTGTTCCTTTCTTACGAGACCGCGACGGAACGTACAGAACTAACCAGAACTTTATGAAAGTGCATTGGAACGGCAGGGACCATTCCCTTGCAGGGCCGTTAGACAGTCAGTGGAGAATGTGGATGGCAACAGTGCTAAACACAGGCTTCCCCGTAGAAGCCCAAGCAAAGGCGTTTCAAGGTAAGCTCGGTTCAGCATTTGACAAAGCATTAACATTTTTTGTAACCCAAGAGGGTTTCGGTGGCGAACCGATGCCTCGTCCTATTTTGCCAACAGGCAGATACGCTGACGCTGACTTTGATTCACGAATGCAATCGGTAGAGCAATACGGCAAGGGGTTCCTTCCTTTCTGGATGCAAAATGAATTGGATGAAAAACGTGATTTGGGACAATCATGGGGAGAACGCTACGGAAAAGGGCCGCCCCCCTCTATGTTACTTAACATGATCGGTGGGAAAGATGCACCTGTAACTGTTAAAGAAGCAGTGCTTGGAATAGCGCGAGTGCGTTACCCAGACAGGGATTACAACCTTACAAATCGTCCCGTACCTGCCCATGTCAGGAAAGAAATTTATGCTGACAACCCAGATTTAGCTGCCCGCGATACCCGTGTAGGCGACGCAATGCTAGATGCTGAGTACACAGAATCGTATCAAGTAGCCAAGACCGAGATTAAAAAAGCTGAGGCAGTGCGCGATAAAGAGCTATCTGATTTGGGGATGATGGTGTTAACTGGTGAAACAGGTCGGAATATGCTGCCGCGAGAAATCGGTAAAATTCAAGGGCAGCATTTTGGAACCATAGCGGGTTTGCGAGCTGGGTTAAGTGAATTTGAAAATGCCGCAGGTGGCGATCTGTTTTTTGAAATGGCAGAAAAAATGTTTAAGGCGTATGGTCAGGCTACTCAGCCATACACAGGGTTGGACTTTGATAAGTTAGCATCGATCCAAGAGGCTATCGAAAAAGAATATGGCGCCGAGTTAACCGATCAGTTCAACGATTATGTTAAGGATGCCGCATACCCACCTGCAATACAGGAAGTTATGGAAGCAGGATCTTATTTGCGTGAGGCTGATTACTGGTCTGCCCCAAACGATGTGTTCCAGAATGCGCTGTTTGCCGTAGCTGAAGATTCGGAGTTTCGTAAAGCAGCTGAGCAAGACGGAGTTGAAGCCAAGCAGTTAGTAGACGCATTTGCCAAGATATTACTTGATGTCTTTGGCCGCCCTATTAAAACCCTTAGTGATCTGGAAATCGCTGCTCGTCAAAATGGAGTGTTGGGTAAATGGCAATACCGCGCATTAGTACGGGGAATGAGGGAGGTGCTAGAAAAGGAGCGTAATGAGCGAGCTCGTAATGATCCGAATTTAGACCTTGCTCGTGTGTTGTACTTAGGAAAATACCCAGCACTAAATCCAGAAACAACTACGCTGGGTGGGTTAGCTGGATTAGTCGACGTGGACTTAAACATAGACAGTTCGTTTGCTGATCACAGCATTGCTGAAAACACAACTATGTTCTTTAACGCAGTGTTAGCTAATCCCGTGCAAAGAATAGATGAGCTTAATAACTTTGCTCATCCTGAAGTAGCGTGGAAATGGGTGCAGATACAGCAGCTACTAATGGCTTCCGGAGACAAGCTGAAAGCCAACTACCGACAGCAAGCCCAGCAGCTCCCTCGCCCAGATGAGAACCCCACAGGCATGGGCTTAACCTCAGATGTTGAATCAACTACTCGCAGCTGGTCTCAGCAAATGAATGAAATCATGGGACTTCAATCAACGCGAGGCCCTTCCGGATCTCCTCCCACTAGAGTAGCCCAATAAAAAAAGGGGGCATCCAGCCCCCCCCTCTGCTATTTGACTTTATGTATCTCTACTCGTGAAGACGATCTGTTGTCCACTTCCGGAGCTTGTCGAGTTCAGCATCGACATAAGCCTTAGCTTCCTTCCGAGTTCCGAATCCAAGTATTGAATCATGATCGACGCGATCATCTCGTTTCCAACGGGCGTTTCTATCACTGGCTAGATGTACCGAGCGATACGCATACCATTTAGGAGAGCTGTGGTGCTCGTAAGGTTCTGTGTTCCATGCCCACACGGGATAAGACCCCGTAGTCCTGTACCCTCTAGGCCTGTGCGCTCCCGTTTTGAGTGTCCATAACCTGCGACGCTCAAGTTCTCTTACCTTAAATGAGCGACCAGTTTTTCGGTGGAACCACCTTTTCGGATACTCATCCTTAGGGTTTCGTATTGTTCGAGTCCGATTGTGGTTTCTGATTGCCACTGCTTCTTGGTATCCGCTTGGTATATCGTTAGTCCACTCGTACCCAAGAGCAAGGAACGCCTCTACCTCTTGGAGTGGCTGACCACTTTCCTCCGCGATTATTTCAGCTTTCGACTTCCCTTCATTAGCCGATGCTTTCAAGTCGTCCATAGTTGACTGCGTATTTATCGTCTCGCCAGATTCTGCGCTATGCATACACACAGTATAACACATGTTGATTACTTCTGTCAAGCCCCTAGCAACTTCCGTAACCTACTTAAATCTATCGTAATGTTTGCTGATTAATGTAAAAGGAAGTGTTGACGGGGTAGTGTAAACAAAATTAGACTATGAGCACAGATGTTCTAAGGAGGAACAATGACACAAGAAGTAGATGCTCAGACGAATGAGTGGATTACGAACGCAGCACCAGCTGAGGATACCTACGCGACGGCTCCCAGCGAAACTGAATACGTGGTTCCTGATTCCACAGACCCATCCACACTGATCACTGCGTTACAAGAGCGAATAGACCAGCTGGAAAAGAATTTCACTGACAGTAAACATGTCACGAATCGCGCAACCAGCTCTTTAGATAGGCTTAATAACAAAATCGAACAGTTTGCCACCAAGCAAGACCTTGAAGCCACCGTTGAAAACGTGAACGGAATCCGTACTCTTATGGAAGTAGGGCTGTCTGACGTCATGTCAGAGGAGGGCCGAGAACACTTAGCCCAGCAACAGCAAACCACAAACTATAACAGTATGCTTTCGCAAGCCAAAGACGAGATGCGACAGGAATTGAATGGGGCCTCACCCGACTCTGTGGCAGGTCAAGTAACAAATGAACAATTAGATGAGACTGAAGCGCGAGCGCGTTCGGCATCAGATCGTGTGTACGGTTATGCTGAAGCGCGGGGTATTTCTGCTCAAGAAGTCCATGACCTCCCTATCTGGAGTGCTCCTAACAAATCGTTAGAAGAAGCAGTACAGTCAGCTAAGGAGTACATAGACAATATGGTAAATAGAGATAACCCAAATCAAATCGCACAAAGTAAGCAAGCTGCCGGTGCTACACCAGCGCGAGCGTCATCTAGTTCTCAAGTGTTGACCATTGAAAAAATGAAAAACATGTCACCACAAGAGATTATGAAGATCCCGAAAGAGATCAGAAATCAGGCTCTCCGAGGTGGCTAACTATTAGCTAGGAGAAATCATGTCTGTAGACAGATTTATACCTTCGCTCTGGGCTGCTACATTACTGGAAAATTTAAACAATTCCCATGTAGCGGTAAACTTATGTAACCGGAATTATGAAGGTGACATCTCCCAATCGGGAGATACCGTTCGTATTACGTCAATCGGTCGAATAACAATCGCCGACTATATAAAGAACACAACTGCCATTTCGCCTGAGACTCTTGACGATGCTCAGCAGGTCCTTACAATCGACCAAGCGAAATACTTTGCGTTCCAAGTAGACGACGTGGACGCTAGGCAAGTACGTGATGATGGTGCGTTGATGGACGTAGCCATGCGTGACGCCGCTTGGGGCCTAGGTAACGAAGCCGACACTTCAGTGTTGGCAGCAATGCAAGCGCAAAGCGATGCTGGTAATGCACTGGGAGCCATGATTATTGGTGACGGTGCAAACATTGATGCGTATGAAAACCTTGTTGATTTATCACAAAAGTTAGACGAAAACAACGTGCCGCGAGATGGGCGTTGGGTAGTAGTTCCACCGTTTTATCACGGTTGGCTACAGAAAAACGCAAGCTTTGTGAGCTACGGTACACAAGCAAACCGTGAAGACCTTGAGAACGGAATCATTGGTGCTGCTGCTGGTATGAGGATTGTTGTATCTAACAACCTTCCTTCTGCGGGTGCAGGACGAAATTACGTTATCGCTGGTCATTCTGACGGCGTTACTTATGCAGAGCAAATTAACAGCGTTGAAGCGTACCGACAGCAAACCGCATTTAGCGATGCTGTT